GAAGCGCGGCGACGTGCCGATGGTCGATGTGCCACTGAACCCGGCCAAGGCGGCCAAGGCGGTGGCGTTGTTCAACCGGCTGCGGCTGCCGGATGTGCCGGGCAACCCGGCGCTGGCCACGGCTTGCGGCGGTTGGTTCAAGGAAGTGATGCTGGCGCTGCTGTGCAGCGAAGACCCGGAGACCCAGCTTCCGACGGTGTGGGAAGTGCTGTGCATGGTGCCGAAGAAAAACTCGAAGACCACCTATACCGCCGCCCTGGCCCTGACCGCGCTTTACCTGGAAGAGGCTCCGAACCGGCAGATGCTGCTGGTGGGACCGACCAAGAACATTTCGGAGCGCAGCTTCGATCAGGCCCAGGCGATGATCCGGCTCGACCCGATGTTGCTGGCGACCTTTCACATTCAGGACCACATCAAGCGGATCACCCGGCGCAAGACCGAAACCAGCCTTGATGTCAAAACCTTTGATACCAGCATCGTGACCGGCGAAATTCCGGTGCTGACGATCATCGAGGAGGTCCATGAGCTGGGCAGGCAGGCGAGTGCGGCAAAGGTGATGCAGCAGATCAGGGGCGGCGGCATCACCAAGACGCGGGGGCGGCTGATGATGATCACCACGCAAAGCGATGATGCCCCGGCGGGGATATGGCGCACCGAGCTCGACAAGGCGCGGGCGATCCGGGACGGCAAGGCCGGGCCGTCGCCGATCATGCTGCCGGTGCTTTACGAGTATCCGCCCGAGTTGCAGAAGGCCGAGGACTATTGGGAAGATCAGCGGCACTGGCGCGTGGTGCTGCCGAACTGGGGCCTGTCGATCGACCCCACGGCGCTGGCCGATGACTGGGTGAACAACGGCAAGATCACGCGGTCGGCCAAGCAGATCTGGGCGAGCCAGCATCTGAACATCGAAATCGGGGTCGGGCTGGCGGCAGGGTGGCTGGGGGCACGCTACTGGGACGCGGCCAGCGATCCGAGCCTGACACTGGAGACGCTGATCGCGCGCTGCGATGTGGCCTGCATCGGGGTCGATGGTGGCGGGCTGGATGATCTGTTCGCGCTCGCGGTGGTGGGGGTCGAGCGCGGCACCGGCACCTGGCTGACCTGGGGCAAGGCCTGGGTGCACCGCGATGTGCTGGAAGACCGCAAGGAGATTGCGCCGCGGCTGCTGCAATTCGCCGAGGCTGGCGAGCTGGAGATCATCGATGAGGTCGGGCAGGATTCGGACGGGGTGGCCGAGATCGCCGCCAGGCTGATCGCGGCGAACCTGTTGCCGGAAGAGGATGCGATCGGCACCGATGTGACCAATCTGGCGGCGATCCGGGCGGCGCTTAAGGCGGTCGGGGTGACCTTTGAGCAGTTGGTGGTGATCCCGCAGGACTACCGGCTGGCGGATGCGATCTGGGGCACCGAACGGGCGCTGAAGGAAAAGCGATTGCGCCATGCCGGACAGGGGCTGACGGCATGGGCAGTGGGCAATGCCAAGCCGGAAACCCGCGGCTCGGCGATCCGGATCACCAAGGAAGTGGCGGGCAAGGCCAAGATCGATCCGGTGATGGCCTTGATGGATGCGGTAAAACTGATCATGCGCGAGCCGGTCGCGGCGGGCTCGGGGTCTTATCTCGAGGCCGATGACGAGGAGCTGCTGGTGCTATGATCTTTGGTTGGGGCAAAAAGGCGGCGCTGCCTGCCGAGCGCAAGAGCGCCGAATTGAGTCTGGCCGGAGTGCTGGGCTGGCTCGGGTGGGGCACCTCGGCGGGTATTTCGGTCAACGACGCCTCGGCGCTGGCGGTGCCAGCGGTGTTCTGTGCGGTGCGCACGATTGCCGAAGGCATGGCGCAGATGCCGGGGGTGGTGAAGGCGCGCAGCTTTACGCCGGGTGGGCTGCCCCGCCTGAAGCCGCTGCATGACCATTGGGCGACAAAGTTGCTGACCGAGAGCCCGAACGGGTTTCAGACGGCGCACGAGTTTGTCGAGGGGATGATCTTCAACGCCGCCCTTGGGGCGGGCGGGCTGGCGATCAAGAACGAGATCGACGGCGTGGTTGTGGAGCTGCTGCCGGTGCCGTCGAGTGCCTGGACGGTGCGGCAGATGCCGGACTATGCGTTGCAGTTCCGGGTCGATTATGCCGACAAGACACATGGTTATTTCAGCCGCGATCAGGTCTTGCTGGTGCGCGGCCCATCGCTCGACGGGTTCTCGGGTCTGCCCGCGGTGCGGCTGGCGCGCGAGGCGATCGGGCTAAGCGTGGCGCTGGAGCGCCAGCAGGCCAAGCTGGCCGGCAATGGCGGCAAGCCGTCGGGCATTCTGTCGTTCAAGAAGGCGCTGGGGCCGGAAGCGAAGGAAAAGCTGCGGGCGACGTGGCAATCCAAGTTCGGGGTCAATGGTGAGGGCGGGATCGCGGTGTTGGACACCGATGCCACGTTCGGCCCGATCACGATGAATTCTGTCGATGCCGAATTTCTGGAGACCCGGCGGATGCAGATCGAGGAAATCGGCCGGGCGTTCCGGGTGCAGCCGATCATGATGATGCAGACGGACAAGACGCCGTTCGGAACCGCCGAGCAAATGTTCCGGATGCATGTCGTGCACACGCTGGGGCCGTGGATCAGGCGGTGGGAAGATGCGATCCGGCGCGACATTCTGGGCTTCAAGGCCACGCCGCAACTGATCTGGGACATGGATGAGGCCGAGCTGCTGCGCGGCGACTGGGAAGTACAGGGCAGCTATTTCGCGACCGCCCTTGGGGCCGGGGGGCAACCGGCGTGGATGACGCAGGACGAGGTGCGGGTGGGGGTGGGCCTGAACCCGATGGAGACCGAGGAAAGCCAGAAGCTTAACCCCGGCTCGATGGGGCAGATGGCCGGGGCGGCACCTGGCAAAGCTGCCAGCAAGGCGGTGGCGTTGCCCGCGCCGCAAACACTGCTGGATCATGTCACCAAGGCAATGGAAGGGGAGGCACCCGATGCCGTTTGATCTAAGTTGGAAGTTCGCGCCGCTGACCCTGACGGTGGACCCGGCGTCCATTCTGCGGGGTGAAATCGCAGGCTATGGCGCGATCTTCGGCACTGCCGATCTGGAGGGCGATGTGATCGTCAAGGGGGCGTTCGACGCGACCCTGGCGAGCCGCCCGGCACCGGTGGCGATGCTGAAACATCACGACCCGCAGCAGATCGTCGGGACCTGGTCGGAGATCAGGGCCGACAAGAGCGGCCTGCGGTGCAAAGGGCAATTGCTGACCACGACCGATTGCGGCGAAGTGGCGCTTGAGGAGGTCAAGGCCGGGGCTTTGAGCGGCCTGAGCATAGGCTACCGGACGGTCAAAGCCGAGGGCGGGCCGAATGGCACGCGGCGGTTGACCGAGGTCGAGCTGTGGGAGGTCTCGCTGGTGACATTCCCGATGCACGTCGGAGCGCGGATCGACAGCCTGAAGGCGGCTGGTCTGACGGAAAGAGATTTCGAACGGATGCTCATGCAGGACGCTGGGTTTTCCCGTTCGGTGGCCCGCGCCTTGATGGCTGGCGGGCTGAAGGCCGTTCAACGCGCCAAGCAGGACGCTGGTGGTGAGACGGAAGCACTGGTCCGGGCGCTGCGCGCGCGGGCTGCACTGTAACCGCAAATCCAAAAGGGGGCCATCATGGCACTGGATGACAAGGAAATGCTCGATCTGATCGAGAAGGGCAACAAGACCATCGAGTCGGTGAAAAGCCAGATCGACACGCTCAATGGTCAAGTGAAGGACGTGGTGCACGAAGAGCCGTTCCGGCTGGCCGTCAAGGCCATCTCGGACCAGTTCGAGGCCGAGCGCACGGCGCGGGCCGAGCGCGAGCTGGCGCTGGAGGAAAAGCTGCGCGCGGTTGAGGTCAAGGCCAACCGGCCCGGCCAAGGTGGCGGCGTCTCGGTGCAGGCCGACGAATACAAGACGGCGTTCATCGCCTGGATGCGCAACCCCAAGGACCGCGCCGCCGAGCAGAAGCTTTACGAGCTGGAAAAGAAGGCGACCGATGTGCGGACCTCGGTCGCCGGTTCGGGCGGCTATGCGCTGCCGGAACAGATCGCGACCGAGATCGCCAAAACCGAGCGCCTGTCTTCGGCGATCCGGCAGCATGCGCGGGTGGTGCAGGTCGGCAGCAGCGACTACAAGGAGATCCTGGACCGCAACGGGTCGACCACCGCCTGGGTGGGGGAGGCCGGGGCCTATGCCCAGACCAACACCCCGGACCTGGTGGAATGCGCCCCCACCATGGGGTCGCTGATCGCCTATCCGCAGGCGACGGTGGAATCGCTCGACGATCTGTTCTTCAACGTCGAAGCCTGGCTGATCGGCAAGATCACCGAGGACTTTGCGGTGGGCGAGGCGACGGCGTTCGTGTCGGGCAACGGCACCAACAAACCGACAGGGTTTTTGACCGGAACCCCGGTGGTTACGGCGGATGCGACCCGCGCCTACGGGGTGCTGCAATACTTCGCCTCGGGCGCTGCCGCCACGCTGGGGACGGCCCCGCTTGATCTGCTGAAGGCGGTGTTCTACGGCACCAAGTCGGGGTATCGGACCAATGCGATCTGGGGGATGAACTCCGCCACGATGGGGGTTCTGTCGCTCTTGAAGGACAGCACCGGCGTCGGCCTGTTGCAGCGCTCGGCGGCGCTGGGCGACCCGGACACCATCCTTGGTCGGCCGGTCGCGATCTTTGAGGACATGCCGGATATCGCGGCCAACGCCTTGCCGATTGCCTTTGGCGATTTCAGCCGGGGCTATCTGATCGTGGACCGGGTCGGCATCCGGGTGCTCCGCGACGAGATCACCGCGCCGGGCTATGTGAAGTGGGCCGCCTCGAAGCGGGTCGGTGGCAAGATCAAGGATTCTGACGCCATCAAGCTGGTGAAGTGCATCGTCTGACTCTGACGGGCAGAGGCCGACTTGGCCGGGCGGGTGATCGCCCGGCCTTTTGCGAAACCAAGGGAGACAAGAGATGGCGAAACTGGTCAGGAACCTGGTCGGGGTGGTGGCGGGTGAGGTCTATCCCAAGGTCATTCTGGCCGGGGCGGACTGCCCGCCTGAACTGGAAGCGGCGGCACGGGATGCCGGGGCGCTGGAAGTGACGCCTGCGCCCGCAGCCAAGCACGGGAAAGGCGGCTGAGATGGCCGCCCGGCTGATTGTCGCGCCGAGCGCAGAGGTTGCCACCCTGACCGAGGTCAAGGCGCTGATCCGGGTGACCGACCCCGACGAGGATGCGGTGGTGCAGGCGATGATTGATGCGGCGGTCGGAATGATGGACGGGCGCGGCGGGCTGCTGGGCCGGGCGATCATGCCACAGGTCTGGGCCGAGGAACTGGCGTTGCCGGGGCCATGGGTGTTGGCCCTGCCGGATATCGAGACCGCCAGTCTGTCGGCGACGCTGGACGGGGTGGTGGTGGATGCCGGGGCCTTGAGCCTGGCGGCCAGCGAGGGCGGGCCAGTGCTGACGCTGACCGGCTTGTCGGGTGCGGTGCTGGCGGTGCAGTATTCCTGCGCCCTGCCCGCCGCCAAGTTGAAAACGGTGAAGGTGCTGATCAGCCTGATCGTCGATTACTGGTATGCGCTGCGCAGTGCCGGGCAGGAGGACGGCGGGCTGCCGGGACCGGCGCTGGGGTTGATCGAGCAACTGCGCTGGCCGGGCGTCTGAGGGGGCTTGGGATGAAATCGGGACTGTTGACCTGCCGCCTGACGGTCCTGCGGGCCGGTGCCGCCGCTGATGACGGATTGCAGACCGTGCCGGGTGCGGTGGCGGCGCTGGATCAGCGGCCCTGGGCAATGCGGCGCGATGTGTCGGATGGCGAAGTGGTGCGGGCTGGGATGGTGCTGGGCAGCAAGGTTGCGCGGTTCACGGTCAAGCGCACGGCCTTCACGCGCGCGATCGTCATCAGCGATCAGGTGAAGGCAGATGGTCTGCGCTACGACATCGTGGGGATCAAGG